ATAACGTCAACTTTTATATTTTCATTTTCTAAATCTTTTATAGAATCTAAATTTAATTTGATATCCATTAATTAAGTTTAAGAAAACATTCACTATTTTTAAACTTGTCTAAATATATTAAAAATATATTGTAAAAAAATTGAATAAATTTAACATTCTAAAATAAAAATATAATTATTAAAATGGAGAAAAAACACGGCAGAAATGTTATTCTTGTTATTGACCAAATAATTAAATGTATACCAGAAAATGAAAAGCAACTTATTAATGAATTACAAAAATATTCAGATTCATTATGGAACCAATCACCAGAAGCACTTAAATCTAAATATTGTTGGAAACAATTTATAAATATTTTAAATTGTCATATACCTATAATATCTAAAAATTGGCATTCTACAATTAAAAATATAGTAAGTAATAATTTATAAAATATTTAATAAAATAAATATAATTATATTATTTATGTTTATTAATAATTAAAAAAAACAAAATATTTAAAGAAGAATGCCTAATTTTAAGCCAAAAACAAATAAAAAAATTAAGTTTAATAAAAAGGCTTCTATAACTCTTGATTCGACACATAAAGATATATTGAATCAATTTAATAAAGATGAAAATAATATTATTCCAGATTTTAAAAATGAACGTTATAAACTTAGAAAAAAATTGAAAGAAGATTATAACAACATTTCTCTAGAACAAAAACTTGATTTGGAGGATAAAATTAATGAATTAACAAATAAAATTAAAGAAATTAAATTAAAGAAAAAAGATTATTTTTTAGATAATTCAAATTTAATTTTTGAATATTTTGAAAATAAAAAAAATATATCAATAGGAAATAATATTAAAACAACAACTAACAAAAGTAAATTAATAAATAATTTCTTTAAAATTAAAGATGATGACTGTGAAAAAATACAAAATGAAGATAATAATATTGTTCGGAAATATTTGTCAAATATTGATGAATCATTTTTAGATATAAATTCATTTGTATGTCAAACTGATATTTGTCAAATTTGTCACAAAGGTGAATTAATACCCCTGGAAGACGAAGGAGTACTTGTTTGTAATGAGTGTTCAAGAAGTATTCCATATTTGATTGAAAATGAAAAACCATCTTATAAGGAACCGCCTAAAGAAGTTTGTTTTTATGCTTATAAACGTATAAATCATTTTAAGGAAATTTTAGCTCAATTTCAAGGGAAAGAGACCACTCAAATACCTCCAGATGTTATTGAAAATATTAAATTACAAATTAAAAAAGAGAGAATTGATTTATCTCAAATTACAAATGTAAAAACAAAAGAAATTCTCAAGAAGTTAGGCTATAATAAATACTATGAACACATACCATTTATTAAAGATAAATTAGGTATAAAACCACCTGTTATGTCTCCTGAATTGGAAGAAACATTGTGTAACCTTTTCATTGAGCTTCAATCTCCGTATTCTAAATTTTGCCCTGATGATAGGGTTAATTTTTTAAATTATTATTATACTGCATATAAACTGTGTGAACTTTTGGGAGAAGAAAAATATTTACCATTTTTTCCAATGTTAAAAGACCCTGAAAAAAGAATGGAGCAAGACGAAATATGGAAAAAAATCTGTTTAGACTTGAATTGGGAGTTTATTCGTACTATTTAACCACCTTTACCACCTTTACCACCTTTAAAAAAGGTGGTGCCAAAGATTTTGCTCAACTTTTTTTAAAAGTTGATATGGTGCCAAAGATTTTGCTCAACTTTTTTTAAAAGTTGATATGGTGCCAAAGATTTTGATCAACTTTTTTTAAAAGTTGATATGGTGCCAAATATTTTGCTCAACTTTTTTTAAAAGTTGATATGGTGCCAAAGATTTTGCTCAACTTTTTTTAAAAGTTGATATAGTTGATTAAGGCTTATAAGGAAACAGTGTCAATTCATTAGTATTATAAATAGAATAATTTGGATTATAACTATTTGCACCAACGCCATTTCCATAACATATTCCACCTCTTTGTTTTCTAGTTTTTTTATAAGATTTTTTATTTTTTTTACTTCGACGTAAATATTTATTTTTCCTGGATTTTCTACGATAAAGTTTACTCATAATATATTAGAAATAGATTTTAATAAAAATTGTATTAAAATCTATATTATATTGAAACATAAAAAATTAGTTTAAAATCCACCAGGAAATTTAACCAAGTTAGCACCAATACCAAAACCAGCACCAGAGCGTGCTGTTGCACCCATCGAAGGGATATATGTATCAAGAATACTAAATGTTGCCGCTGCTGTTAAAGCAATCAAAACAATCTCCTCAATATTCAATGAGCGTTTAGGAATGGCATAAGCGGCAATAGCTACCATTAAACCTTCAACAAGATATTTAATCATTCTCTTAACAAGTTCAGCAATGTTTATTAAACCGTTCATTATAATAAATAAAAAGAAAAAAAATATATATATTGCGATAAAAAACTTAAAATTAAATAGTCAAATTAATTAAAATGGATCGTTCTAAAGACAAAAATTCTAAAAAAAGTAGTTTTGAAAGAAAACAAACAAATAATGGTAAAATAAATCCTAAATACATAGATTTATTAGAAGAAGATAAGCCTATATCTGGACAAAAATTTGTTTGTGTTTCTTTTTGCTCTCCTGAAAAAATTTTAAAAGAAAAACAAATCTTTTTTTTTGAAGAGTTTCTAAAGAAATGGGAATTAAATAAATCTATGGAGAAATTTGTTCAATTTTTAAATTTTGTATCATTTAAATATAATATTTCATTTGATGATGTAACAAATGATTTCAAAGATTTTGTTAAGGAAGAAAGAGAAACCTTATCAAAAACACATATGGAGGACGATTATAAAACGTTTCTTGACAATAATGAAGAGGACCTCGAAAAGAAATTTAATATTTCTCATAATTTTCAAACTAGTACAAGAGGACTTAAAATCCGCGGGTCATATCCTACTCAAGAAGAGGCAGAATTGAGATGTAAAATGTTGAGAGAAATTGACCCTAACCACGATGTTTATGTTGGCCCAGTTGGTTTATGGATGCCTTGGGACCCTGAAGCTTATAAGACAGGTCGTGTTGAGTATATGGAAGAAGAACTCAATCAATTGATGCATGAAAAACAAAAGAATGAATCAAATGCTAAAACCGCATTTGAGCAACGAGTAAAAGAAACAAAACAAAAAGCAATTAATGAAAATATTAAAAATGCTGAAAAATCTGGTAATACATTGACACAATCGATTGATGAAAATGGAAACTTAATTGGTGTAAATAATATTAATACGCAAGAGTCAGCTTTGAAAGAGCAAGAAAATATTTCTACAGCAGATATATGCATGGAACTTTTTGAAGATGAAAATATTATTACCGGTAAATCAGATAATGGTCAAAGTCAATTACTAAGCGGACCATTTGCTAAGAAGAAAGATTAAAATAATATAAAGAACGTATCCATTTGGCACTTACTTCGTTATAACCTTTTCTAATGTTATTATTTTATTATTAAAAATATAATAAAATAATTTTGATATTAAAATTATTTTATTATTAAAAATATAATAAAATAATTTTGATATTAAAATTATCTTCTATGTCTGTTTCTACGTCTACTAGTAATTTTTCTTTTTTTACTTTTAGTTCTTTTACTTTTACTTGAATGTTTTTTACTTTTACCTCCACTACTAATGGTACAACTAGAATCTTCTATATCAATCGTACTCAGCGCGGTGTTTAAACCTGGAAAAATATCTGTTGCTGCAGAAAAACTACTACCAATGCTATCAAGCATTTCACATATTTTACGCTTAATATTTCTGTATAAACACTTTGAACCTTCTACAGTTGCGTTTGCACCACTCGAGAATTGATTATATGTTGCTGTCAATGAAGCGCCTGTTCTTGCTATTAATTGTTGTGTTGCTTCTTTTTTCTCTGCAATAGAAGTAGAAAGACGACTAGAATATGTTCTTACCGATTGATATTTTGAATCTAATGTATTAATTATAGAACGCGCGTCATCATATGCGTTTTTATCTGTTCCAATATATCTTCCAATAGCTATTCCAGGTGCAATTTTTGCAAATACTCTTAAAACAGGTAAACTAGAACTAGCAATACCGCTTGCTACTGTAGATGCTAAAGTAGAAGCAGGACCTGCAACAGTAGATGCTGCGGAAGATACACCCGAACCCGTTGCAAGTAAGGTAGAACCAGTGGCTACTAATGCATCATATAATGCTTTGATTACGGCTATAACTGCAGGTGGTACAGCATACGTGGTCATAAAAAACTGTAATGCAGCATATCCAGCATAACCCGTACCAGCTAATATTGCAGCATTTGCCAAAATAATAGCAGAATCAATTGCTAAACTTATATATATATTATCTTCACATATACCACCACCAGACATGCGTTTTTTCCTACGTCGTCCTCCTTTTTCACTTGGATATTGTATATGTGAAGGTAATTCAATTCTACGATGATGTAAATCAGCATGATAACCTTCCATTCTACCGGGTACAAGACGTTTACCTAATGTAACTTCTGATGCGGCATTCAGTTCAGAAATTAAATCTCCTAGTGCTCTTGCTTGTTCATCTGTAATACCACTTGACATTATATATATAATATGAGAAAATCAATAATATAATAAATTAAAACTTTTACTAAATAATATAAGTAATTTCTGTCAATATGACAAAGTAGATATTGGCGTTTTTAATGTCTATCTGTTGTTAATATATTTTAAATAACCTTTAATGTCTATCCGTTGGTAATACATTTGGCATGACCTTTTCTAACCTAAGGCGCCTTTGGCTAAAGGTGGTTAAATATATTTTTACCATTTATTTGCTTTTTTTACACTGATTTTAGGTCCACCTCCACGTTTTTTCACATTATTCGGGTCATATTGTTCTTCTTCATCATCATCCTTTAAGCTTTTAGATAATTCCCAAAACTCTTTAGAGCCTAATCTGAAGTCACCATGGTTGTCTGCTTTATACCAAAACACCTGGTCGTGCAATTTATTTGACTTGGAATTGTTGTTGATAACAAGACATTCATAATTTTCGGTGCACTGGTCCATCACTTGACAAAAGCTCTCAAATGTTGGGAACATCCCTGCGTAGTTTTCATAAATACGCTTTCTATTGGCAATATAATTTTCTCTCAAAATGAAGACGTAATCAATGTTAGTTCTTAGCGTCGGAGGTATTCCAAGCGGATACTGCATTGTGATGACCAACATTACCTTCCAGTGTCTACCGTTCATGAAAAGGAGCCGCATCATTTTGTCACGAGACCATGTATTGTCATACAAACAATCGTCTAAAATAACAAATGCACGTGGGTCAATAGTACTGCGTTTATATGTTTCCATTTCTTTTTTAATTTGCTTCAATACTGTACGCTGACGCTTTAAAATATTTTCTATAATAGCTGTGTTATATTCATTATGAATAAACAATTTTGGTACCATTTTTCCATAAAATCCATTACCTTCTTCCGTTCCCGATATTACCGTGCCAATTGGAATCTCCTGTTGATAATAAAGTAAGTCTCTGACTAAAAAAGATTTTCCTGTATCTCTCTTACCAATTAAAACAACAACGGGTCCCTTATTTTCATTCGGTTTGAAGCTAATACTCTTCATATCAAATTTTTTTAATTCAAGCGTCATTAATAAATTGAAATAGAAGTTTTTCAATTTTTCAACGTATTAAGAAAAATACTTATTGTTTTAAATAAGTTAAAAATACATTTAATTTATATAATAATTAGCTAAAGTATGATTTCTGTAAATTATCAGAAAAGGAAGAACACAGAACTGTTCAAAAGTTTAGAAGAACCTGATTTGCTTTGCCTATCTAATGTTCAAAATTATATTCCTATTTACACTAAATTTTTTTCATTGAATGAAACAAACTTTAACAGTATTAATTTAAATCATAAATGGTATATTTCAGGTATTAAAAATTATATTGAAGATAATACAAATCTTTATAATTGTAGAATAAAAAATCTTAATAATAACAAAGTTAAAGATAAAGATGTCTTTTTTAAGATGGCTCCGCTATTAGACCCATATAAATATCTAATTGGTAAATATAATATAAATGATACAACTCTATTTTCATTGCCCAAAATTAATTCTACTCATGTAGATTGTCATTCTAAATATTTAGATACAAATAATTCTGCATACGTAGATGGGTTATTTTTATATCTAACAAGTAATTTACTGCATACACATAATTTTTTACATGGCGTTGATTATTATGGCTCATTTTTAGGTATTAAAAATAATTTTATTATTAATGTTTTTGATGACCTTGATTATTTGAATAATTCAGAATTTTTTAATAAACATAAAAATATTTTATTCAAAATTGATAATTATCAACATTTAATTAAAACGAATGAAGAACGTTTACCATTAATTAGCATAAACCATGATGGAAGCGCAAAATCGCAATTATCAATTAACTCTTTAAATGAAGATATTTTTGAAAATATTTTTGAAGATGAACCAACTACAAATGATAATATATTAGATTTGGTTGATTTGGAAAATTTGGATGATATAACTAATCATAATGATGATAATCATGTAACATTAAAATCTAATTCTTCGTGCTCTTCTAGAACATCATATACAGATGAAGATAATAGTAACGACAATTTTGAAAATGATACTAGTAATAATAGTGAAAATAGTGAAAATAGACATAACAATAGCGTTAATGATAGTGATGATGAAAGTTATATTAGTGAAAATGAAGAAATAATAAATGTATCTATTCCTCAATTTCCTATTCAACTTATTGCTATGGAATGCTGTGAAAATACTTTTGATAATTTAATTTTAGATGAAGAATTAACACCAGAAGAATGGTATTCTGCATTTATGCAGATAATAATGATATTAATTACTTATCAAAAAGCATTTCATTTTACACATAATGATTTACATACTAACAATGTTATGTATAATCAAACAAGCAAAAAATATATTTATTATTGTTATAAAAAAAAATATTACAAAGTTCCGACATTTGGACGTATTTTTAAGATTATTGATTTTGGTAGAAGTATTTATAAATTTGATGAAAAATTATTTTGCAGTGATAGTTTTCAAACTGGTGGAGATGCTGCTACACAATATAATACTGAACCATATTTAAATGATAAAAAACCAAGATTAGAACCTAACTTTAGTTTTGATTTATGTCGTTTAGCTTGTTCTATTTTTGATTATGTAATTGAAGATTTTGAAGAAATTAAAAATATAAATAGGTGTCAAGACCCAATAAAACGTTTGATATGTGAATGGTGTTCTGATGATAAAGGAATTAATATGCTGTATAAAAATAACGGCTCTGATAGATACCCTGATTTTAAATTATATAAAATGATAGCAAGGTGTGTTCATAATCATACTCCACAAGCACAATTAGAACGACCTGAGTTTGATGCTTTTTCGAATTTTACAGATGTAATTCCAAATGATATTATTAATATTGATGATATTCCTTCTTATATTTAATTACCTTTACTATCTTTAGCCAAATGCGCCTCTTACCGAAGGGTATAGTTTGAAACGAAGTAAGTACCAAATTATTTACAAATACCTAGTCAAATAGGTATATTTTATTATATTTTATAAAAAAATATAATAAATTTAATAGATACAATATAATTATGAATGATATAAATTTAAAACATATTAATACATTGCCATTTGATGTAATTATAAATAATATTATGCCATATACTTATAAAAGACAACCCACAGAGTTGCTCATAGATATACGCAGTTATATAAGTGATTATTCATTGGTCGAAAACGAATATATAATACATTATAACTATCAAATTTTTTTGAATGATTTATTACATTTTTGTTATATAAATATTTCACCATCATATGGAGTAACAAATATATTTGAAAATGTGCTAAGACGTAATTATAGTATATGTAAAAAATCAGACGATTTTCTTATTACATTTGTAATTATTCATTTTCATAGAAATAGTAATATACATATTGAATCAAAAATTAAATTAATATGGGGTTTATTAAATCCAATTGAGAGAACCGGGTTTATTAATAAATACATATTAGAATAGATTTATATATTATCTCCTTTTAGGCAACGGTTCTACTAAATTGTATCTATTTGGTTAAAATTTAAAACTATAATAATCAGTTTTCGATGTGCGGGTTTTATATGAATATGCTGGATTTTGTGGCGTGGGTGTCGGTATAGTTACCGGTTCATATCTTAAGTCAGCAGGTTTCAAACAAAAAGCATAACCACAATTATCAAAAAATAATGTGTTTTCCATTAAAAAATTATCCACCAATTGATAACGCATTGCAACCATTTGACAACCATATGCTCTACATAAATAACCACTCGGGTTATTCGGACTAACTCCTTTATCAGGTAATACAATTGTCATATCTCGTTTATTATATTCTGTTAATTCTTGTGTATCTGGGTTATTTTTTACATCGTAATAATTTAATGCTCTCATAAATACAGAATTGCTTGTTAAATTAACATATTCTAAAAAGTCTTCATTTTCTAAAAATGCATTATTTATTTTATCCACAATTAAAATAACTTTTTTTTGAAATGTTAGTAAAGGAATCATTCCTAAATTTTTTCCAGAATTCTCAAAACTGTATTCTTTGCCGAGCATAATAGAATCATATGATTTAAAAATGTTTGCTAAATTTGAGTACATTTCTTGGTTATTACTTTTGATTCGTAAATGAATAATAATGGGGTCTGTTGGATTTGGACAAGTACCACCTGAAAAAGCATAGTTTTGAATTATATTCATAACAGATGAAAAAGCAACTGAATTAAAAGTTTCTTTGACATAATAATCTTCTGTTGTACTTGTTGCTACTACCGGTTGGTTATTGATTGAGTAAATTTCAAAATCTAAACAACGGACACCTTGTTTTAAAATAGCTTTTAGAATATCTATATCCACAAAGTCATTTTTATAAGAACCTCCACTACAAGCATTGTATGCTGTTTTAATATAATAATCATATAAATTACCTGAACAATCTGGGTCTCCAGAAGAAATAGGACGTATATTACCGTCAAGAGAAGGATATAAATTGTTCATAAAATTTACTTCACGTCCTTCTAATTTACTTAAATAAATCATGTATGCAATAAATATTATTAAAATTACCAGAATAAATGCCATTATTAAGTAACTTTGAAAATCTTCATCTAAAGATTTTATTTTTGATAAATAATCTGTTGTTTGGTTTGGCATAATATCTACTATATTATATTATTTTAAAAAATATATTAAATATATATAAATGTCCTCGGTATCTTTAAATACTTTAATGAATAAAAATTTAGGAAAAAATGTAAGAGTAAAACCTGAACCATCTGTTTTAACTCTTTATTCAAGACAGGAAGATAAAAAATTAGCTATGCAAAAAAAACAGGGTATAACAGGACCAATGCCATCTTATTTAGATAAGTTACCTGGATATAATAAAAAATATGTTTCTTTTGATGAAAATACTGAAAGTCAAAAAAAGTGTGTTCCTGGACCCAATGTTATGTTTCCTGATAAAAAAGGAACACCGTCGTTTTATTCATATTTAATGAATATAAATAATAAAGGAAGTTTAGGGTGTGGACCTGAACAATACCCCAAATACAGTGACGGTAAATACTGTTGTGTTGATTCGCCTGTAACAAATCAAGAACATCTTGATTATGTGAATAATTTATTAGAAGCTGCTATTAAGAATGTTGGGGACGATTCGTTTAAAAAATATGTACCACATATTAAATTTATTATAGATAGACGTAATGAATTACTTTCTGCAGATAATACATTAATTGACAATATTACAGTACCGGAACCTTTTACAAGTGTAGATGAATGGTTTGAGTCCGATGGCGTACCTCCTTCAGGTGGTAGAAGAAAAACAAAACGAACAAAACGAGCAAAAAGTAAAAAGAGTAGAAAAAGCAAAAAGAGTAGAAAAAGCAGAAAAAGAAATAAAAAATAGATTATTTAACCACATTTAGGAAAGGTTGAAACGAAGTAACTGCTAAATAGATACACTTTGGTATAACCTTTTTAACCGAAGGTTCCGTTGGATAAAGGTTATTTAAAATGTATTACCAACGGATAGACATTAACAACTTTTACTCAGATGTTATACCAAATAAATATAATCAATTCTCTTGACAGCACATTTTCTAACCAAATGTACCGTTGAATAAAGGTGGTTAATTATATTATAACAAAATAAAGAATTAAAAAATTTTTATATTATATACTAATTATGGCAGGTGGTTTAATGAATCTTGTTTCTATGGGGCAACAGAATGTGATTTTAAATGGTAATCCAAGCAAAACATATTGGAAGGCAACTTATAAAAAATATACCAACTGGGGTAAGCAAAATTTTAGAATAGATTACGAAGGTACACCTACATTAGGTCTCACAACTGAATCGACTTTTGTGTTCAAAGTAAAACGCTATGCTGACCTTCTTATGGACTGTTATATATCAATAAATTTACCCAGTATTTGGAGTCCTATTCTCCCTCCTCAAGAGTACACAAATCCTGACGGAACAACTGGTTACACTGATTGGGCGCCTTATGAATTTCAATGGATTGAGAATATCGGTGCGCAAATTATAAGTAATATTACAATTAATTGCGGTAACCAACAGTTACAAAGATATTCAGGACAATATATTTTAAATTCAGCCAGACGTGATTTTACTAGAGGAAAACTAGCTCTATTTGATGAAATGATAGGTAATGTTCCGGAGTTAAATGACCCTGCAAATTATGGACCTCGCACAAATGCATATCCTAATGCTTATTATACGAATAGTCCAGCAGGAGCTCAACCGTCTATAATAGGACGTACATTATATATACCTCTTGGTGCATGGTTTAATTTAGTAACAACTCAAGCATTTCCTCTTATTTCATTGCAATATAATGAATTGCAAATCAGTGTTTCTTTTAGACCAATAAATGAATGGTTTACAATACGTGATGTAATGGATTATACAAATAACTATCCAATTGTTGCACCCAATTTTAACCAGTTTTACATGCAGCTTTACAGATTTTTGCAAACACCTCCTGACACAAAACTAGGGCCATCATCTTATATAGACATACGAACAAATTGGAATGCGGATATTAATTTGAATTGTACTTATTGCTTTCTCTCCAATGATGAAGTGGAGATATTTGCCAAAAATGAACAAAAATATTTATTTAAACAAGTTTACGAAAAACCATATTATAATATTACTGGGCAAAATAAAATAGATTTAGATTCTCTTGGTATGGTAATTAGTTGGATGTTTTATTTTCAAAGGAGCGATGCAAATTTACGCAACCAATGGTCAAATTATACAAACTGGCCTTATAATTATATGCCGCAAGATGTAACACCTGCTCCTACAGGAGGGCCTTTCGTATTGCCTAACCCTAACCCTTTAGGTCCGCGTCAAATTGGTCCGGGTTTAAATCCAGACGGGAGACAAAATGGTCTTTTTATTACAGGAGTTTATAATCCTCAAAATATTCAATATATTTTAGTTGCATTAGGAATACTATTAGATGGACAATATAGAGAAAATATTTTACCAGCTGGTGTATATAATTTTATTGAAAAATATGTTAGAACGTCTGGAAATGCTCCACCTGGTTTGTATTGTTATAATTTTTGTTTGGATACAGACCCAAAAAATACCCAACCTTCAGGAGCAATGAATATGAGCCGATTTACAAATGTTCAATTTGAATTTACTACAATTAGTCCTCCTATGGATCCATATGCACAAGTTTTAACTATTTGCGACCCAAATACTGGAGATATCGTTGGAATTAATAAACCTACATGGCGTATTTATGATTATAATTTTAATATGTATTTAATTGAAGAACGAGTAAATATGGTTACATTTATTGGTGGTAATGCAGGTTTATTATATGCTACATAAATTTAATATTTGTTAAAAATATAGTATTTTTTATATTTAGAAAATATATAAAATGTACAGATTAGGTTATACAGAAACAACATTGTTATTCTACTTTTTTTAGATAATATTGAAAATTACCCAGATAAAATTTATAGATCGGACCAAGAATGCTTGTTTATATGGTTATATAAAACAAGTGGCTTTTATGATAAAACAATAGATATTAAAAATCTAACCGGTAAAACTATATATAAAATTTTGGATTCAAATGTTTATAATAGATATTTTAATACATTATTAAACGCATGTAAAACATATACAGGAGATATTTTATTCTGTTTTCATGGTATGCACGAAGTATTAAAACCATATAAAGAAAATTTCTACAAATATATTGAAAAAAAAAGCAGTATACAAATACCAAATTTATTTGATATTATTAAAGAAAAGAATGTTGTAATTATTAATAATCTTGGCGTTTTAATGAAACAGCAATATGAAAGTGGAAATGCTCAAAAAATTTTTTGAGCATTTTCCTAGTTGTAAAAATATTGATTATATTGAACCATCATACACATTTTTTAATAACGGACCACATAATTCTATTTTTGAAAGTACCGAAGATATTTATAGAAAAATTGATGAAAAGAGTAAAGATACTGATATATTTATAATATCATCTGGAGCTTATTCAGTTTTATTAGCAAATTATATATTTTTAAATTATAAAAAAGAAGTTTTTGTAATAGGTGGAAGTTTACCCGAATCCTTTGGTATTCACACAAAAAGAACACAGTTATTAGAGAAAAAAGAACTTCAAAATGTAAAAGAATATATTATTAAAGTTCCAGATGAAATGAGACCAGAAGGTTATAAATTTATAGAAGATGGTTGTTATTGGTAATTTAAAACGGTTTTCTTCTTATTACTAAAACAATCACATTTATCTACAACATTGTAGATAAATTGTGAAATATATTTGTAAAAACATTCACTATGTGTGTAGTATAGAATTTCAAATTTTTTAGCCAAGACTTTTTTGAGATTTTGAAAAATGGACAAAAATAATGTCCAATTTTGAAAACCTAAAATATTTTATGGAAAAAATACAATTCTGTGACCATAATTGAATTTTAACGTGTCAGTAACAAAAAAATAATTTCAGCTTTCTTACGACAAAATTTTTTATTATTTTTTGAAAAAACAATTTAGGGATTTTTTCATTTCCATATATAGACAGAAATGGAAATGAAAAAATCCCCAAAAATCCCCAAAAAATATAATTGTATTTTTTGTGACTATCATACTAGCAATAAAAAAGACTTTCAGAAACATATTTTAACACCAAAACACGAAAAAATTGCAAATGGAAATATTTTGGAAATCCCAGGAAATGAAAAAATCCCCACATTGGGTTGTGAATGTTCTAAAATTTTTAACACTCATAGTGGTCTGTGGAAACATAAACAGAAATGTTTTTTATATGAAAATAAAAGTTGTAATAATATTAATAATTCTAATACCAATATTTTATATAAAGAAAAAGATGCAAATGATGTTTCAGTTTTGACAAATTTGGTATTAGAAGTTGTAAAACAAAATCAAGAATTAATTTATCAAAACAATGAATCACAAAAATACAACCAAGAATTGCAAAAACATGTTATTGAATTATGTAAGAATGGGACAAATAATACTACTATAACAAATAATAATTCAAACAATAAAACATTTAATTTAAATGTATTTTTAAATGAAACATGTAAAGATGCAATGAACATTACAGATTTCGTCGACTCACTCAAATTACAATTATCTGATTTGGAAATTGTTGGCAAATTAGGTTTTGTAGAAGGTATATCTAGTATTATTGTTAAGAATCTTAATGCACTTGATGTTCATAAACGTCCGGTTCATTGTAGCGACTCAAAGAGAGAAGTTATGTACATTAAAGATGAAGATAAATGGGAAAAAGAAAATGAAGAAAAGAAAAGGCTACGTAAAGTAATTAAACGCGTCGCAGATAAAAACGCAAGATTATTACCAGAATTTAAAAAAGTACATCCCGATTATAACAAGGCATCGTCCAAATTTTCAGATCAATATAATAAGCTTATTATAGAAGCAATGGGAGGTTCAGGAAATGAAGATTTTGATAATGAAAATAAAATCATTCGAAAAATCGCAAAAGAAGTTATTATAGATAAAAATGATAATGTTATTTTTTAGGTAAAGTTGCATTAGCCGCCAACGGACCATCTTCAATAAATTCACCTGACAAACTATATCGTTTTGGATAATTTGGCATATTTTTAACTTGTGGAGGTTTATATCTTTTATCAAAAAGTTTTTCGCTTTCATTAAAGCTATTTGACCAAGTATTTACACCAAAACTAGGCATAGCGGGTTTGGAAAAAAAATCGGATGTAATTACTAATTCTTGGGTTCCATATCCGCTTGTTAAAGGTGAATATCTAGGCGTAACACCTGATGTAAGTTTACCTGCATCATTATCACCAGGTATTGATTTACTTGTTTTTTTTAATGGTGCTGAATAAGGTTGACAACCTGGACAATCAATATCAGCCATACATTGTTGACCAGTTATGGAACATCTAGCAGTCGGTCCACAAAAATTTTTGCAGCTATATCTCGTTGTTAGAGGTAAATCGACTGTATGACTTGTTTCACCACCAGATTGTTCTTGGATGGGTCCTGGTGTGAAACATTCCATGATATAATTATTTACAACTAAAAAATGAATCCACTTAAATATGTATATAATTAGAATAAAAGTGATAAGCAATAAAAATAGTATAGTATAGTTTTTTGTTTTAAATTTCATATTCTGTTATAATAGTATGATATTAAAAATTAGCATACGAAAATATTAAAATTATTATAATAAAGAAAACTCTTTGGACATTTAGTAAATAATAAATAATACAAATATTTTATATCAATTAAATATAAGTAATGACAGACTCGTCGATTATTGATGAAAAAAAAGATGAAACAAAATCGACAAAAAAAAATAACTATATTTCAAATGTTGTTAAATTTTTAACAACTGTTATTTTTTTATTTATTATTATAGTGATTTATTTTGCAACAGGCGGTCTAATATTATACACATGCAAGTTAGGTCAATCAAATATATTACCAACAGATGTCCATTGTTTTCCATATACAGAAGAAAAACCAGATATACAGCCAATACAAACAAATATTTTTACTACATTATTTGAAGACCCTTCTTTGTCAATGAAAATGAGTTTTCCTTATAATAAAAATAATCAATCAAATATTCTTCTAGATATGTTTCGAGACTATAAAAATGAACCAAATTCGAATTTTTTAGCAAACTATTTTATTGCAATAATGGAATCTATAGTTCAGTTTAATTATTCTTCGTTTAATTTTATTTTAAATATGATGAACAGCTATTTACCAGAGCCAGCTATTGTATTCTGCGGTCCCATTATAGTGAGTATTTTAACAACAATTATTTTCCTCTTAGACCATTTATATTTAATTTATTTATGGTTTACAAATATGGTATGGTTTTTTAAAACAAATACAAATGATTCAAATACAGGAAAACCCAAGTGGGACGATGTAACATTTATTGATTTATTTAATTATAGTTGTTCAATAGCATTGATTGTTTTATTTGTTATATTGTTTTTCTTTTGTTTTCCATTTCTTTCAATTATAGCATCATTATCAATGGTATGGTGTATCTTTTCGACTGCAACTTATACTGCTGAAATGAATGATAAAAGTATAACAGTTGCAACAATTGTACAAGATATTTTTAAATATTATAAAATTCCAATTATGAGTATTTTTAGTTTTTTTGTAATAATAAGTGCATTTACAAGGTTAGGACTTGTATCAGGTGTATTTTCAATAATAACACTATGTCTAATTTATTTTGGAATTATAGCAATTGACATTTTTAATCCAATACATAAAGGAAATTTATCAAAATTGGTAAGTTATGACCAAGCAAAAAAAATGTGTTGGAAGAAAGAATCAAAAGAAAAGCATGGGTTATTATATGATATATTATTTGGACAGAAAGGTGGTAGCATAACAAAAGAATTGAAAAAAATTGGTAAAAATTTAAATAGAAAATAATAACGTAAAAAGGTTTAGCCAAATGTGGTTAATGTCTATCCGTTGGTAGTATATTTTAAATAACTTTTAGCCAAAGGTACCGTTGGCTAAAGGTTATAACGAAGTAAGTGCCAAATGGATACATTCTTTAACTACTAAAATATACTACCAACGAATAGACATTAAATAATAATATAAAGTATACACTTAAATATAATATATGGTAAAATATATTATAGTAATAAAAAATGGTAAATAAAGATAAAACAAAACTGGCAAAATATCCCACAGTAAGTATATGTACACCTACCTTTAATAGAAGACCATTTATACCAATAATGATTAAGTGTTTTGAACATCAGACTTATCCAAAAGATAAAATAGAGTGGTTAATTGTAGATGACGGTACGGATAAAATTGAAGACATGGTTACTAAAATTCCCCAAGTAAAATACTTTAAATTTGACGAAAAAATATCATTGGGTAAAAAAAGAAATTTTTTAAATGAAAAATGTAGCGGAGATATTATTATTTATATGGATGACGATGATTATTATCCACCAGAAAGAATAAGTCATGCAGTTGATATGTTAAGACAAAACCCTAAAGCTTTATGTGCGGGTTCAAGTGCTATGTATATTTATTTTAAACATATAAACAAAATGTACCAGTTTGGTCCTTATGGTCAAAATCATGCAACAGCTGCAACTTTTGCATTTAGAAGAGAATTATTAAAACAAACTAAATTTGATGAAGAATCGTGTGTAGCAGAAGAAAAAAAATTTCTTAAAGATTATACAATACCAATGGTTCAATTAGAATCAAAAAAATCAATATTAGTATTTTCGCACATTCATAATTCATTTGATAAAAAAGAATTATTAAAACAAGGACCAAGTCAAAATGTACGTGAAGTAAATATATGTCCATCAGATATGATTAAAGAATCAGAGATTCTGCATTTTTTTATGGAAGATATTGACAAATTATTAGATACATATGAACCTGGTAAACCTGAAAATAAACCAGATGTAGTTAAACAACTACAAAAAATGAAAGAAGATAGAGAAGAAAAAATAAAAGAACACATGAGAAAACAGTTTGAATATAATAATTTATTAAAAGATAGTCAACAATTGTTAAAAAATACTACACAAATAAACCAAAATACTATAAACGAACAAACTCTAATTATACAACAATTAACTATTGAAAATCAGCAATTGAAAGATAAAATTTTTTATTTGGATAATAAAATAAGTCAACTTATTAATAAAGCAATACAAGATAAAATGACTACAAAAATTTCAGAATAATATATACGCTTATAAAAGCTATACTACATTTATATAATAAATATACTTAAAGATAAATATGTAAAACATTTATATAATATACATTTTAAAATGGAGTATGACCGTTTTATCCCAGTGTACAATGATAATACAGATGTAATTGAAAAGAAAGATGAACTACAAGATTTGAAAAATATTGACAATGGATACAACAAAATTTTTAGAACTTTACCAAAACCTGATGGTAGATTAAAGCGTACAAAGATAGAATTTTATACCAGTAATGGTATAGGAACAAATATTAGAGATGCTGAAACAGGAGATTATTATAACAACAAAGTTGGTTCTTTAGATGAAGAATTATTTTTTAAGGTAAATATAGCAACAGGAGAGTGTACAAGTAGAAACGGTTTTTCATCATTGTTTTATCGGTCTCCACAACATTATATGTCACATATGAAATGCACTTTAGATGAAAAAATAATATATCATTGGGAAAAACGTTATAATAATAGAGTTAATGAAATGAAGGATTTAAGCAAAAAAAGAAATATAACACACGTTTTAATTAATTAATAAGTTATTTAAAAATAAAATCTGATATATCTATGAAGATTTTATTTTTTTGTTATTTAATATTTTATAAAATTAAAAAAGACATTATTTTATCCATGACAAATACACATTTTATATTAAATACGAAAAAAAAAATAGTTAATGGTGGTTATGATGAGCGTTACTCAACAAACAATACAAATGATAACGAAATATACAAAATATACGAATTAATTAAAAAAAAAACCATATTAGATATACTAGAATGCAAAAATATTTCTAACTATGATAAATTAATGCTATTAGAAGACAATACAATAAAACCTCCAAATTTACATGAAGGTGGTTTATTTGATGATTTTCTAATATTTTGAACTAGTGATGGATTAGAAAATACAACTAATTAGTTTAGTAAATATAACTTTATTTTATTGTAGATTTCGTTAGTTTTAAAATAAATATATATTTATATATATATATGAAGTCTATTTATATTATAACTCATAGAAATCATGAATTATTAAAGTTTTTGAATGATTATGATAATTATGTACAAGGCGCTATGGGAGAAATCACATGGTATTATTCATTAATACATTCTTTAGATAAAATAGGAATTAAAAAGGAGAATATTCACATAACAAATAGAATACTTAATACAAATATTTCTGATAATTCAATCTTTTTTATGGATTTTTTAACTATACCAGCTAACTCAAATTTAATTATTGAACAAAACATAATTGATAAAGTGTTTTGTTTATGTTTTTTTGGAAGAACAACTAAGACAGGACACAGTAGTATAGAAGAATTAAAAATAGATTTACCATATAATCAAGTAATAACTCCATGGAATTATAATATTAATAATACTTTTTTAGGTTTTAATATTAATGTTTTATATAAAGATATACAATCTAATAACAAATATGAAAATATCGGTGTGTTATATGGTAAACACTTAAATTTGTTAAACATAGATTTAATTAAATTTTTAACCTCTAAAAATATGAAATTTTATTGTGTTTCAAAAGATCCATTAGAGTTAGATAATATTTATAATTTAGGTAATTTATCTCCTAATGAATGGAGGCAATTGTTGTGCCAATGTAAATTTTTATTAGGTTTTGGTCACCCTCGTGTGGGTCCAACAATATTAGAAGCTATGTATTATAAAATACCTGTTGTTACCCAATTATCTCAAATATCTAATACTGGTATCGAAAAAACAAAAAATTTTTATAATACGGATAAACTAACATATAATGAAGTATATCAAGTTTTAATTGATATTATGTGGTATGATGGTGATGATACTAATTTGTTTGAACATAATGAAATACCTTATTTGGATAGACTAAAAAATATAATAAAATAATATTTAGTCATTTTACCATGTATAAAATACCTATATTTAAGTATATGACTTATATTAAATAGTTTATTTTCACTAATATTTTTCTTTATTTAATATAAATGTCTGATAATAATGATAAATGTGTATTTATATGTTGTGGGGGAAAGTGTGGTTCATTAACATTATTAGAAACACTTAAAAAATATTTTAATACTTTTTATAGTCACAATTTTTTTGATTTTGAAAGCAATAATATGAGTAAAATTGTAGAAAAAAATAGATATTTATGCAAGGATATTTATATTATAGATAGCTATAGAACACCAATTGAAAGAAAAATTTCTTCTTTTTTTCAAAATTTGAAAAATTATATACCAAATTATATGAATAAACCAATTAATGAATTGATTGATATTTTTAATAATATATTTTTACAAAATTTAGAAGTAAATCATCCAATAAATGATGTATTTAAATTCTACAAATTGAATAATTTCGCAGAATTTGATTTTGATAAAAAATATAACGAAAAAATATACGAAAATATACATATAATAAAACTTCGTTTTCAAGATATTAATGAATGGGAGACAATTTTATCAGCCATATTAAAAAAAACAATTTTGATTACTCCTGAAAATCTTACAAAAAATAAAGAATATTATGATTTGTATAAAGAGTTTTTGTCGAAGTATAAAGTGCCCAAATCATACTTAAACAATGAACTTCAAAATGATAAGGAATTTAAAATTTATAATACAATAGAAGAACAAAATGATTATTATAAAAAGTGGTATGAAAAATCCACAGAAATAGTTAATTATGAAATAATAGATATATATTATGATAATGTAATACGTGAGTGTAATTTTAACTGGGAAGAATATTATGATATGAATAAAGATTTACAATTTATGGGTAAAGACAGACATAAGCTAACGAATCATTATATTTTACATGGAAAATTTGAAAATAGAGTTTGTAGTAAATAACTACAAAAATTTGAGAAGATATTCATTTGTACCTTAGTAAATAAAATAAAATTAATTTCTCTATTTTTGTTAATAAATTTATTTTGCTTCCAGCTCTGAAAACCCTCTATTTTTGATGTTTATATGTATTACACCGACCGAAAAGAAAAATGAGACAAAAATAAAATTATTATTTGTATATTTTATAACTATGTTTCAAGTGATTTGTTAAATGGTCTTTTGTTATTTTACTATTTTCAATTGTTTCTCTTATTATTTTGGATTTATGAATAACCGCATTATCCATAAGTCATATACATTTAGAATCTATCCGTTTGTAATACATTTTAGTAGCTAAAACAATATAAAGAATGTATCCATTTGGTACTTACTTCGTTTCAACCTTTCCTAAAAGTGCTTAAGAATCTTGA